TCCAAATATTTGAACTAGTTACAGAATATGAACTAAGAATATTATTAGAATAACTAGCACTATAGGTATATTCTTCAATTAATTGAAGTTTATAGTAAAAATTTTCTAAACGAGTTTCGGCTGAAGAAAAATATATAAAATTATTATAATCAGAATAATCAACATTTATCTCAACTCCACGTTCTGCTAAAATACTATTAATTTGGTAATTTAAACTAGAGGAAGTACCGGCATCATAAGAGGAAGTACTAGATAGAGTTGAATAATTTACATAATCTGTAGAATTATTTATTTGATCTTTTATCCCTAAATTATAGTTAGGCCCTCTTAAGTAAATATTTTCATCTAATAATTCAAAAGTTTGAATAATATTAATATTATATGCTACAGGATTAGCTACCTGAGTTACAACCCAACATTCATCCTTTAAAGAAAAATTAATTGGAAGAGGTTCATATAATTTAATAAGTACTGTAGGATCTTCTGGGTTAGAGGTATCCAATAGTATGTTATTGGCTATTACAAGTTGATTATCTCCAAAATCTAGGAAAAAATCAAAATAAACTCCTGCACTACTTTGAATTTGAGCACTTAATGAGGTAGCTCCACTTATTAAACTCAAATTAGAGATTTGAGTGGTATTAAGCCTTACTTCAGTTCTATCAGAGCTAATTTGATCAATATATAGTCGTTGAAAATATGAGCTAGAAAGTTCATTATTTAAAAAATTGTAAACAACATTATACTGACCTTCTTCAAATCCTACAGCCTCAATGTCAACTTCGGGAGATAAAACTACTTGACCATTAATTATAGAATATCCAAGAAAATTAATTTCATTAGAAAATACAACAGTATCATTAAGGTCGTATACATAATAAGCAACGTAGTTTTTTAAAGGATCAAAAGTAGGCTCAACTGTAAAATTTACAATGAGATTATCATCCTGAGTTGAATATTCTTGATATTCAAACGAAACTGGGTCTATAGAGTTTAATGTTACTGTTTTAGCCATTAATTAATGGGGTTATTGAACCTAATAATTGTTGTTGCAAATCTAAATTTTCTTGTCTTAACTCAGTAACTTCATCTATTAGGGCTTGTAATTCATCATTTACTACAGATGAAGCACCAATATATTCTGTACTAGTTTTAATAAGGTACTCATGAGAGTTTGTTTCTCCAAATTTAGGTATATCAAAAAATAATTGATTGTAATAATCAAAAAATTCATTTATAGTTGGTAGAGCTGAACCTGTAGCTTGTGATGCAGGTTGAACAAGTTGAGTAAATGTAGTATCAATTACCTTTTGGTATTGATTCTTATCATATACTTGTTTAGTTAATAATATTTGCTCCGCCATTACCCATTAATGACTTTAAAGTTATAATTGCTATCAAATACTAATGTACTACCTTCAACTGTGGTTTTCAGTAATATAGTATAATATCTTTCGGGTTGTAAACCATTCATGTAAACCTCAAAATAGCTACTTGTAGTATCAGCGCTTAATTTGGTATAAGTTGAGTCAAAATCTATAACATACTCGTTTGTATCTAAATCCTTAATAGCCCAAAAAGAAGCTGTAGGTAAGTAATAGTTTGTAGTATAAACAGAGGCAGTTTGAAATATAATAGCAGGAAATTGTGGTCGGCAATCTACTCTAAACTGTTGAACACTTTGGCTATAGAAAAATCCATCATTATTGATGATAGAGGCATATAGTTGAGAAGTAGCAATAGTTGGGATTGTAGAAGACGTTACATAAGTAAAATCATTCCATTTAATCTCTAGTACTGGTGGGTATATTGTATGAGTATCTACTGAATAGTATTGAAGTACAGGTTGTACTGCTTTTGTTTGGTTAAATTCAATAGCATCTTCCCATTTAACTAAAAATCCTTCATTGTTGATTTGAGTGCCTTCACCTACAGCAGACCCTAAAGAACTACTTCTCCAAACACTAACTATATTTGTAACATTTACATTTAGATCCTTATCTGAATGGTATGTAAAAGTTTGACTAGCTGTAATAGGGAAAGAATAAGATGAACTATAATACCAAATACCTCCCCCTACATTACTACCTGAATAGGAAGCAGTGCGGTAGGTATTCCCAGAATTAACACTACCCCATGACTGTCCCCCTTTATAATTTTGCCACTGCCAACTTACTCCATCTGTAGAAATAGGTTGATCTAGATATTTTCCAGTACCCATCCCCCATGCCCCAGAAACGGGATATACATAAGCTTCATAATCAACGTTAATACTTTGAGCAGTAGCTATAAAACATTTAAAAGTAGCATTCCAAGCAGAATTACTTACATAAGTATCAAATACACTATTAATTTCGTCTTGATCAAACTTTACTAAATATCTAGCAACTTGAGCATTAGTGTTAACTGCAAAATTTAAATTAGATATATCTAATATTTCATCCAATCCAGTATTCATCTGTGGAAACAGAGAATACATTGTAGCATCTTTTTCTGGGAAAATTTTATATACTGCCATTGTCTTATAGTGTTACTACTCTACCTTGTATGTCTCTATCAAGATATTTTACTTCAAAAATCATAGGATCAATTGAAGGATAAATTACCCCACTAACTGTAGCTCCTACTGTATCATAAGCATATTGTGAATATCCTAAAGCTGTTCCTACTTTATTGGAAAAAGATAAATCTTTTACTGTTTGTACTCCCTCTATACTGTCCAATATTACATAAACATCCCTTAAAATAATAGGTTCATTAATCTGCCAGTTTTTAATAGCAAAAAAGTCTTGTAAAGCTAAAATACATTTAGTAAGTACTTCATTTGAATTAAAGTTAGGTAATACAATTATATCAAAATTAACTCCAATATTAATTATAAACGCATCTTTAATGCTAATAGAATCGTTTACCATTCTATATTGAGAAAGATAGGTAGATAAGTTTTGTTTAAGAGCTACTGAAGCGGTTCTTAGTTTAGAGGTATTATCAAAAGAAAGAACATACAAATCAAGTATAGAAGCAGCTGCTCCCGAGGCTACGGATTGTGCTTTAGTAGGTTCAATATATGCCTTAGAGATAACCCCATATTTAGCAGGCAAAGAAAGTGCTCTAACTAAATAATCATCTTGAGTTACGTTACGCAATTGTGTTGCAAAATTTGCAGAAGCATTTTGCCTTAATTCCTCGGTTGAATCACCATCTCCTCCACCATCAGCTGCTTCTAAATTATTAGCTAATAAAGAGTTAAAGATAACATTCGCAGAAACTGCTAAAGCATTAGATAAATTTTTTACAAAAGTAACATTACCTGAAATAGCATTAATCGTGTTAGCCGGTACATTAGCACCTACTCCACCCCCAGTTAAATATCTTACTGTTAAAGTAGTATTAGAGGGAGCAATTCCGTAATTTCGGGTAAAAGTAAAATTAGAGGGTGAAAAAGCAGTTGTAAGCTTATCTACCTCAAATGGTAAACCTAAACCAACGTTATCTGGGTTAGGTAAAATTTCTTCATCTGTATCGTTAGCTGTACCTGCTCCAAATTGTAATTGGAGAGTAGTACTATCTAAAAAACGAGAAACAAATCGTCTTTGAACTTGTTTTAATTGTAGTAAAAATGGGGTATCACCTTGATATTGTGATAGATTAGGATCGTTTACGTTAGTATTTTTAATAGAGTCAAATACTGTGTCTTGGGCTAAATAATCTACTTCATACCAAATATTTCCATTACTATCTACTATATCTAAAATACCTACAATATTATTGGCTGTAATTTCTACAGTAGCAAATTGTTCAGGTAGACCAAACGTAAATTCAGTAGTATTAATAGTAGAAGATATAGACTTACGAGTTTTTCTTAATAAATAAAAAGTAGGAATATTAGTTGAAGGATCAACTTTATATATTGTAACCTCAGTAGGATCTCCTGAAGAAGAAACACTAAAATCAACCGGGTCTTCAATTATAAAAGGAACACTTCCTGAAAAAGTTGAAGTTACGGTTGTATTAGCAGGGATAAATAAAGAATAATCAAAATCTGGAGCATAGGGAGCTGTTGAAAAAGCTGGTATTTGTTGGTAAAAATCAACGTCAGCAGTAGCAACTTGTGTTACGTTTGGCTTATAACTAAACATATAAGCTAATTCATACAAATTATTAGTTTGGCGAGCATACTGTAAGTATGTTTCTTGAATTTGGTTATCTAAATAAAAAGATAAAACATCACCTACATATGATGCCATCTCCATAAACATCATACCAGGTGATGCTGGGGAGAAGTCATTATAAGTTGTAGGGAAATACGTGCGAGCATAGTTAATTAAACTTGCTCTTAACTCGGTAAAATCCTTGTTTATATATTGTATATTGCGTCTTACAGCCATTAGTTGAATGCTATTTGAATTTCATCTGATATAGCTGTATCTACAATATTATAAGTTAAAGATACAGTTATAGTGTTAATATCGGGATTTTGGAGTACATCTAAACTTCCTACTATTACGTTAGGGAAATAACGAGTTAATTTAGATTGTATATCTTCTTTTAAACTATCAAGATTATTTGAAGTAATTTGTTCAAAAATAAAACTTCTTAAACCACCTCCAAATGTTGGATTAAGGTATACTTCACCCGGCTCAGTTAAAAAAAAGTTAATTAAGTTATTTTTGATTGCATTTTGGGTTGTGTATGTAGAATAAAAAACTCCGGGAGCATTAAAAGGTATAGCTACACCAACAGCCGTTCCTGGCTTAGTGTCAATTGGGAATATCTTTTGTGCTCCGAATGCCATTTTATTTCTTTCCCATTAATCCCATAATCATATCTAAACCAACATTACCCTCAGGTAATTTTGA